CACGGGGACAGCAGCTGCAATGTGCAGCTTTCAATCTCTTCTTCTTAGAGATTGATACCTTGTTCACATCAGGAAGGCAGGTCTACTATGAGTAAGACGATAGTCATCAGTGATCGCTCGTATAAAGATACGCGCGGTCTCCCTGAGACTATGGATCCTCGTATGTTTTACGAGTATTCTACTCAGCGTAGATACGAACAAGCGAGTGGCCTTGAGGGTCTTCTCTACAAACTGCTACCTCGATCTTTGTTCAAGTCATTGGCATTTGCCATTGACCCGTTCGCAGATCTAAAGATAGCATTAGGTAGGATTTCCCCTAAGGTTCGTACACGTACCCGGTCTTTAGTTTCTATTTTAGATGGGCGAAAGCTCAAATATCATAGAAACGTATGGACAGAGGATACGCGTTACGGACCTCCTAGTGGACACACTGAGGATAGTTTGAACACCTATGGTGCTCAATTACCTCTTGTGTCCGTTTCCAAGGACACAACTCGTCGGCTCCGCGTCAAGGGATCTGATCAGGGCGAGCTTTCCACGTGGAGAGCTTACGCTGTTTCACCTCCTATGAGCGTCCGCAAGTTGTGGACCGATAACAGTTATTACACTTCCGGCGGAGGTTACTACTATAGAACCTTCGACGATCAAGTGTATAGCTGGATCGGCCCCACCGCCCGCATCAGTCCTACCGTTGTAAGCGCCTTAATGGCTTCTGAAGAGTTGCTTGCTTCGTCTCTTATGGCGAAACATGCGATATCCATGTATAAAGGTATCTTACCTTCTGCACGGACATATACTCTTTTCAGGAACCTGGTGGAGCTCCGAGATATACCGCGTAGTATTACGCAATTACGTACTACTATTCGTAATCTTGGCAGCCACTATGACTCCATGACCATACCGCACAAAGTTAGGAAGCAAGTTACTTCCTTTAATACATCTTTGCGCGATATTCCGAAAGAATGGTTAAGTTATTCTTTTGGATGGCGTCAAACTTACAGCGATATGATGGGTTTGTTGACTTCTCCTCAAAAAATCGGAAATAAGATAAATTTCCTGATTAGGCGAGGAAATAAGCCAACAACGTTCCGTTCGACGAGGAATTACTCTTCGAATGGAGCGGCATCTTCTGGCTTCGTCTATGACGTCACTTTGCCGGAAAGAGGTTCGACTACCGAGCATTCGATTTCTCGGGAGACGGAACTCAGAATGGTTGTTAATGCTACCATTCCTTTTCCTCCAATTGACGTTCCCAGACTTATGCGAAACGATTTTATGCATAAGATGGGTGTCTTGCCCACGTTTACGGACTTGTATAATCTTGTTCCGTGGACTTGGTTGGTTGACTGGTTTACGGGCCTTGGAACATATATCGAATTAATCGATAATATTTCCATGGACCGAAACTTAATCAACTGGGGAGTAATCACTTCTGAGACGAAGGGAAAACTCACCACAAGACATCAGACGTATGTTGAGTCACTAGCACATCATAGTGTAAATGCTACTGGGTATACAGACACTACTCGTGTTTTGTATCCCCATACTAGCGATTTATACTTCTTTTCTCATTTAAGAAAAGATGTGTCTAGTGTCTACGATGTGAGCATCGCTACTGATCCGTCAACATTGTCGGCGTATCAGAATTCGATACTCGGCGCGCTATTAGCAACGCGCGTCGTGTTTAGACGCTAGGGAATCCTTCTCTAGCGCCACCCTTCATTGCCAGGAGACGTCTATGCTTATCGATCCAGTCACTGTTGCCGCTTCCGCTCCAAATCCTGCTCTTGCATTGGCAATTGTCAATCAAGACAGTTTTGGAACCGAAAGGCGTGACACTAATGGTGGTGGATATTCCACCATCATTAATCACGCGAAGATTAAGGACGGCGAGCGTCATTATTTCCAACTGTTGTTGGAAAAGGACGTTACCGATCCTTATACTTCCGTCATTCGGAGAAAGAAAGCCTCCGCTTCCGTGTCAATAACGATGCCTACCGGATTTACAGCTACCGAGATGGTAAATCTCGCTAAACTGTTATTCGATACGATCGCTGACGCGGACGTGACTACGACGAAGCTACTTCAGTGGCAAAGCTAACTATACCCAGCTTTGAACATCGACGTAAGTCGATAGACATTGCTGAAGCCAAACGACACTCTTTTATTAGAGCTCGTGCGGCCATGTACAGCGCTTTTATCACTGCTGTGGCTTTTATCCTCGCCATTGTTGTCTTTACAATGGCAGGAGCAACGGTTTCCTTCGAGGCTGCTAAGCCTGGTTGGTGGATCCATGGACATTTTCAGCCTCCTTTGGCTGAAGTGCCTAAAGATCCTCATAAACCTTCTTCCAAGAAGGATTATGAACCGTCGTCGATAACACCCAATTAAGGGTGTAGGATCGCTATCTAGACTCGGAATGTTAACCTCATGGAGGTAACATGAAAAGTCCGATAGTACTCCTACGAAGCCTACTGATTGATTTCAGTAGGTTAGAGCCTGATGTGAAAGGCCATGATCGAGATATCATCACGATCATGAAAAGGTACGAAAATGAGGGTTACGGTTTCCTATCCGTAGCCTTACCAGCCCTAGGAAAATCCCTTCAACAAGGACTTTCGTCAGGTTGGTTCCACTGTCCCGTTGGATTTAAATGTATCCGCGGGGGAACAATCCCGAGACTTTTTTCGGGTATGTTCTTGGAGGTTTTCGAACCTATAACTGGACGCGTTAAAGAAGATGCGAATTTTGGTACGATCAAAAATCTGTACCAAGTTCTATTCTTCTTTAAAAAAGTTCAGCTAAGCGAGGAAAGCAACGACAAATTGCATTCCAAAGCTTGTTCTGAATTTTTCTCAAACGATAAGATAGC